TGATATGCTTAAATACATTGCTTCTTCTGCCATCTTAGGTACTCTAGTATCTAAATCATAAGCAAGTCCGTCTGAGATGTATTCTATTACTATTAATCTATCTACTAAATTACTTGAGAAAGTAAACAAGCCATCTCTTTCGTTTATACCAAACCAACCGTTGCTTTGAGAATATTGAGGATCTAAGCCATATAGTCTACCCCAATCCCAAGGTCCAGAACCAAAATCATTACCGTACATACCATATGCTAGGTTGTCAAATTGATCTAAAGCTTCTCCGTTTAACAATCTATTTTCATTAGTTTCTTTCCATCTTTCTACAGTTAAAGATGTTCCTTCAAGACTTTGTCCAAAGTTATCTTGAGTAGGCATACCTTTTTCATCTTGTAATAATTTAGAATAAGGATTTATAGTTAAGTTGTTGTTAGGATATAAAGGTCTTTTAACACCGTGATTGTCTATCCATGATATGTTTACGTAGTTAACGTAATCTTGAGGTATCACTAAAGATAGACTTGGTGGTATTGTTAATTCTTGTGACTTAATACTCTTTAAAGTATCATAACTAAACTCTTGTAAAGATCTTTTAGCAAAAAATAATATATCAGATTTTTTAGCTGTTTGTATTATTTTACCATCACCTACGTAACCAACCATGTAGTTATCTATTATATCAGATAATTTTACATACTGATACGTTCCGTAGTTCTCTTCAACAGCGTCACCAATAGCTTCTTCAGCAGGTGTGTTACCATACTGCCCACCACTTAATACTTTGAGTTGAACAACTATAAACAAGTTGTTAGCCGGGTTTGCAGTAAAAGTTATCTTATTGTTGATAACAGTGTAAGCTAAAAGATATTCACTCCAGCTACCTGGTATACCTGTAGTACTAGTATATATTTTAAAATTATTTAAAGCGTAGTATTGATTGTTAGGATCCCACGCATCAACACTTCCAAAAACTAAATCAGTATCAAAAGTTGTTGTAATAGTAAGAGCATTACCAGTACCTCTAAAGCCTTGTGCGCCTTGATAATATTGTTGATTAGTTTCTGTTATTAACGCCATTTTTTAAGATTTTTGATTAGCCGATGCTTCTTGAGCTTCAATAGATGCGGTTTGTATTATCTGTGGATCGTTTATTATTATTCCACAGTATTTTAATATCTGTATTATTAAGTTAGTTTGCTCAGATGTATCTAATTCAAAATTAATAGAATTAGTAGAGTCATAAAGATATTGACCTAGTGTTCCAACAGTAAAACTCCAGTTTGGAGCCACTGGTTTAAATAAACAATTTATGTTTAAACTATTTGGCTGTGGGCTAACTTTTATAAGCAATGTACTATTTGGCCCTGAAGAAGTTGTACATATAGGGTTTTGAACTGTAGGAGCTGTAAGCTTAGATCTTATTATTTTATTAAAATCACTGTTACTAGCTAATTGAGTAATTGAATCGTATTGAGGATTTGTTGTGTTATAGGTAGATATTATTTCTCCTAGCTTATATATTGTACCATCTACAGCAAGTTGCCATCCTAATACTCCAGCTGTATTGTTATAAGCAAAAGCAGCAGTTTTTTCAAAAGGATATATTTTATAAGCAGTATCTTTAAACATGTCAAAAAACTCTGTGTCGTTTTGAGTATTATTTTGGTTTTGACGGTTCAATTGATTTCCGTCAGGAAAATACGAATCAAATATTTCTTCTTGCACTAAAGCAGCTAAGCTATTAAACTCTGCTGGAGTTACATAACCTCTTTGCTCTTTGTTTAATATGTACAAGACTGTTGTATATACTGTATTTATATTTACCATTTGTTTTATTTTAATATACTAAAAAGGCGGCCGAAACCGCCTGTTATTAGTATCACTTGTTTTTATAGTTTTTTATCTATAGATTTATAGATTTCTACACCTTCGTCTGTTTTTAAGAAAGCCGCAAACGCTGAGTAAGGGTTTTCATCAAAAGGTACGTTCATTAATTTTCTATTATTTGATCCCCAAGTAAATGTTCTTTGGTCTTGAGATAAAATTATAATACCTGCTTCTTGAGCTTTAATAGCAAAGTTTCTTAATTGAACATTATCATCTTTTGCTAAAGATATAAAGGTTGCAGGATTGTTTTTAGCAAACAACAATAAGTCTCTTTTTAATTCTTTAGAACTCATTGTATTCACAGCTGATCCTTTTTCAACTCTTAGTATTGCTTCTGCTTGATCAATATCAATTGTTCTTGCAGCATTCATAGCATCTATTTCTAAGTGTATAATGTCAAGATCATCTTCTGCTTCATCTACAGCACTAAACTCTTCATATATCCTACCATTAAGTGGGTGATATAAAGAAAGAAGTTTTTGTAAATTTTGTTTTTCTTTTGGAACTTTTAAACTTCCGTCGCTAAATATAATATGACCCATTGTGCACTCTCCTTTTTGTTCGTCTACAAAAACAGAGTCTTGGTTTGTTGCGTATTTTAGCTCTCTTTGTTTACCTAAGTCTTTGTCAAAATATAGTAAAGCATGTTTTCTTGTATGCTTTCCAGGTATAGTTAATGTTAATGGAGTTTTATTATTTCTAAGATAATAAACTCTATCTCTTATTTCCCAACTAGGTTTAGCTGGTTTTTTTGGTGCAGTTTTTACCGCTACCTCTTGAGGTGCAACCTCAACAGCTTCTGCTTTAGCTTGTTTAGCCATAATATAATAAAATTAAATAGTTATAAAAGTAATAATTACCCCCGTTGATATAACGAGGGTAAGAATTACATTTGTTGGATTATTATAATCCTTGGAATAAAACGAAGTTATTAGCAGCTTGAGTTACTAAACATCTTTCAGATAAGAAATTGATTTGCATCGCATCTAAATCTGAAGTGAAAGCACCACCAGCAGAACCAGTTAACCAAGACTTCATACGTCTGTCATCTCCTTGAGATGCTCTGTAACGCACGTGTAAGAATGGTCGTCTAATGTTTGTACCTAAAATTTGGTCATAAACAGTAGAAGTTCCAGCAGGTACTAATACACCCTCAATTGAATTAACACCAACGATAGCGCCACGAGTAGAAGCGTCGTTTAAGTATTTCCAATCAGTTTTATAGAAATCATAAGATCCTCTTCTAAATCCTGAGAATCCAAGATTTAAAGCCATTTCTTCTGAATTTTCAAATAAACCAAAAGCAGTTCCTCCAGCGAATCCGCCAGAAATGCTAGCTAGCATATCATCAAAATCAAGAGAAGTTTGTCTTTGTAAAAACAACATATTCTCTTCAATAGCTCCTTGAGTATCTAAGTTTTTAAGTATTGCATCAAAATCATCAAGTCCAGCAGCAGCAGTAAATCCTACTTCTACATTTCCTCTGTTTCTAATAGCAGCAAATAAACCTTCAGATCCTGGTAAAGCTCCGTTTCCGTAAGCCCCAGCAGCAGCACTAGCGTTTAATTCACTTTCTACCATACTCATTTCTAGGTAATCTTCAAAACGCAGTCTTGTTTCAGACTCAGCTTTTAAGTACCATAAGAAACCAGAAGCACCATCTTCAGTTGCAACTTCTACCCATCCAATTTGAGCCATATCAGATCCATTGATTTGGAACTGGTCTCTTAAAATAAGTGGAGAGTTAGAAAACTGTGTGAAAGAAGGAGTGATAGATTGTCTTGCAGCTGAATTAGTTCCAGCAGCTCCAGCACCTAAAGTTGTTCCTTTAGTATAAGCAGAACCGTATACAAATATTTTCAAAGCTCCTGCAGCAGCAGAAAATCCTTGAGCAATAAGTGTAGTTACAGGTGTGAAACACTGTACTACTACGTTTCCATTTACAGCACCGTTAGTTGCAAGAACAATACATTTAGCCTCTAATCCAGATGTTGGATCTAAAACTACTATAGTATCGTTTACACTCATAACGTTAGTTGAACCATCTGTTAGTGTAAGAGTTGTTGGGTTTACACCTACAGCTCCTGCAGCAGTTGCAGTAATTCCATTGTATGCTACATGTAATCTATTTTGCTCTGACCATATTACTTGATCACTTGTCATTGGCATTTCAGCGCCAACCATTCTTAAGAATCCAGATAACGTTCTGTTTCCATAACGCTCTACTTCTTGTTCGTAAATTTCTGGTAAATATTGTTGTGCGAAGTTCCCGCCAGCAGCGCCATCAAATACTAAGTAATTTGAAGCTAAAGCTTGTTGAGCTTGCGAAGGTACAATACTACCAAATTGTGGAGATAAACTCATAATTTGTTAATTTTTTTAGTTAAACCTTTTTGTTTTAATTTTTAATTTTGCAGAATCCGCGCCCGATATAGCTTTCACTTTCATGCCATTGACAAATACATCACCTTGAGTTGATCTCGCTTGAGAGTCACTTAAGTTTTTTGATTTATTTACAACTTGCTTTACAGCATCTACTTTACCTTGCTCATAAAAATGAGCCGCGATTTTATCTACGTTTTCAGCGGCGTACATAGCTTTGTGATAACCTTTCGTGTCTGTAACATTACCTTCTTTGTCTAGGAACTTCCCAACTAGATTATTAATGTTTGATTGGTTTTCTGCAACTTTATCGCGATTTTGAATATTATACTTATAACTTTTTTCACCGACTTTAATATCGAAACCTTCGAAATTATCGTTAAAATGTTCTTTTGTATTTTCTTTAAATTTTGCGTGTTGTTGCTCAGCTACTTGTTGCTGCTTGTTATATCGATTAAAAAAGTCCATAGCTTTCTGTTGATCCTGAGTTACGTTCGATTTCAACTTGATTTCGTCGTAGTATTTTCTCTTAGTTTCTTCTAAAAAGTTTTTGGCTTTTGCAATCTCTTCTTTTTTAGCGAGTTTCTTTTTACGGACATCTCGTTCTTCGTCAAGGTCTGTGTCATAGTCAAAGTTATCTTCCATGATAAAACCTATTTCCTCATCATCTAAATGAGGTTTTGTCTTTTTGTAATACTCTTTTAATAAAGTGTTTTCATCAACGTTAGTATAATCAGCGTTAAGTCTAGTGTAATCTTCTATAGTTCCACCAGTTTCTTCCATAAACGAAACAAGCTTTTCAATGTTCTCTGGTAATTGCTTACCTAAAACCTTCTCATCTCTTATTGCTTCTTTTACTTCTTGTACTTGCTGCTCTGTTACTTCTTTGATCGGAGAAAACCCTTCAACAGTCTCGTCGGACTTTTGTACAGGTTCTCCCACCTCTGCGCTATCTCCGGATGGTTCTTCCACAGATACCTTCTCTGTTTCTCCGATTTGAATGGCATCTTCTTTTTGTTTAGGTATTATTACTTTTTTAACTTCTGGTTCTAATTCAACCAAAGGTTCTTTAATGTTTACTTTAACAGGCTCATCACTTGTTTTTGTAAATTTTTTTGGTGTTTTCTTTTTTAATTTAAATTCACCTTCCTGTTTAACAGGTTCATTTGTTTTTGTTTCCATAATATAATAAAATTAAATAATAAATAGTTTAAGCCATAGGTTGTTCTTCACCTTGTGCTTCAAAATCTATAGGCAACATTTCGTTTTGCCTTTGTGTAATCATTTTACTTTGTTGCGTACCTTCCATTTTTATACGCTTGTCTTTGCGGTCTTCTATAGCAGCTTCTTTAGTTTTCATAGCTTCTAAGTCTGCTTGCTTTAATTGCATATCAAATTGATGTTGCATTTGCATCTCTTGTTGTTTTAATTGAGACGCTAACTCCATGCGTTGTATTTCCATTTGATTTGTAGCTTGTTCAAACTGAACTTTAGATCCAGATATAGCTTCTTGCTTTTGAACCTCAGTCATTGCTATTTTCTCAGCAGCATCAGCTTGAGATTCTGCTTGAGCTCTAATATTAGCTTGTTGGTTGTCTTGATCTTGTTTAGCTTTAGACTTACGCTTAACTTTAAGCATTTGATTTGCTAACTTAAGATTTTTAATTTGTCTTAAGTCTATAGCATCTTCTAAGTCTATACCACCACCTTGTAAAGCAACTTGTATATTTTGCTCTAATTGTTGTTGCTCTTCTTCGTCTGGTTCTAATTCTAGAAAAATACCAAAGTCATGTAGGTTTAAATTAGAAACCTCCATCAATGTATTTACATTGTAATTAGATATAGAGTTTTTTAACGATGCTGCTGTCAAAGGGAACTCTAATGCATCAGCTATTTTTAAAGCTATATTTTCAGATGTCATTAACGTAAGATACAAACTAGCTTGTTTTATATGTCTAGTTGCTACATTAGAAGCATTAGCTGCAATTTTTTGCAAGCCAACTAAAGTTTGTTTGTCTGGAGTACTACCATCTCTAGCTTCGTTAAGTCCGGTTACGTCACGTATCATTTGTAAGTAATACTGGTAAGTTTGTATTAAACTTTGTATCTTACCTTGACCACTTGAACTGTTAAGTTCTTGAATAGGTACTTTACCGGAGTTCATATCACCGTCTTGTGTAAGTGATCTACCTACAATAGAACCTGTTTGAAAATACATATTAAGTGCTTCTGCAGGATTGTAGTTTGTACCATTACCTAAGTCAACTTCAGCTAAACCATCCATGTCTAAATAAACACCATCAGGTACTATTCTAGACATAACTTGTTGTAGCTTTAAATGCGTTAATTGAATCATGTCAGCAAAACCTATACATTTGCTAACTAAAGATTCTATACGACCTTTATATATTCTAGGTGCACAGATATTATAGTTCATTCTAACCTTAGTAGTATCAGCCATAGGTCTAGACATATTCTTAGCTAGCTCCCATTTCAACATAGTGTCAGTACCTAAAACTTTAGCACCACTGTATAATACTTCTATAGATCTTGATACTTTTTCAAAACTATCATTTTCTGGAGGATTAAACGTGTCATCTTTTTCTAAAGCTTTTTGTAAACCTTGATCTGTGTTTTTTATTTTAAATACTTGATTAGAGTAAGTCTTGTAATCAAAGTATAATACTTGAACAGTATTTTCATCGTATTGTCCCCATCCTGTAACATAAGATCTGTTACCAGGCGTTGCTTGTATTCTTTTTAATTCTTCTTCAGTTATGTCTGGAAACTCTTTTTTAAGCTCTGGTATAGTTATAGCTTTTATTTCACCTACATAATATATATCCTCAAAGTTAGGGTCTTCAGTGTATGAATAAACCATATACGCTGGATCTACGTAATCAACGGTAATACCTTCTGCTGTATTAAAGTTTGTTTTAGCAGCGCCAATACCAAGAACAGTTAAGTCCATGTTTATTCTACGCTTAGTTAAATCATATTTATTTTGAGCAAGCACAGATGATATAGCTTCTTCTTCTGCTATTTCAATTGACTGCTTATAACTTAACTGCATGTGCAGTTCTAGTTCTTCATCAGTTTCTGGTAAAGTATCTGGGTTTGGACTTTGATATAAATCAATACCTAAAGTTCCTTTTAATTCTTCTAAGAATTCTTTAGCTATCATATCCTCTTGTAACTTAGAGGCATATTCAGTTCTTTTCTTTATAGATTCTGGATCTTGAGCATAAGCTTTTATATCATAGCTCTTATTAGATATACCGTTTACAACTATATCTACAAACTTAGATAATATAGGAACTGGCTTCCAGTCTAAATTTAAATAAGACAAATCACCGTTAATAGATAATTCATCTTTATATTTCTGTATACTCTGCTCACCTCGAGCGTATAATCTTAATTCGTGGAATTGATTCCAATTAGTTAAATACCTGTTACCAGAAGTTCTGCCTTGACGAAACCACTCATATTCAATAGCCATTGCCACCTGACTTCCGTATTCTACGCTAGCTTTTTCAGCATCACTCACTACTTGACTAGGGAAAGCACTATTGGTGTTAGTATATATATTCATTAACTTAAAATTTTTGATGTAGTTCCTTTGTTATCGTATTTTTTTATACCTAAATTAACTGGTTTTAATTCAAGTTTATTAGATGGCGCGTATCTGTGCTTGTTGCAAGCCATTAAAGCTAAGCCAGAACTAATTGAAGCATCATGTGTTGTTCTATTGTTTATGTCAAATTGCGACCAGTCTTCTAGTGTTCTTTGAAAATAAACATCACCATAACCTGTTTCTTTTAAACCTACAAATGTTTCTATGTATGTTTCAATAGCAGAAGCATGTGCTTGTTTTATATCTTCACTTGAGTTAGGTATTCCACCTATTTCTCTTTCTGTTACAGATAGTTTGTTTCTTTTTCTATCAGGTCTATTCATGGCAAAACCTCTATAACCTCTTCTTTTAAAATAATATAATAATCTTGGTTTGTTGTTTTCCGCTAGTATTGGCATGCCGTAAAACACACAAGCCATAAGTACATCTTCAAAAAATATTTCAGCAGTTTGTGGTCTAGCTATGTATTCTAAGAAAAAATGATTTGGTGGAACTTGCTCCATGCTGAATTTAGTTAAACCATGTAAAGATCCATTAGAACCTCTTTTATCAACCGTACCTGATATGTCATATGGATCACAACCAAACGCTCCACAGTGTTCATTACCTGGGTAATTAACTCCGTTTCTTATATATCTTTTATTTTGTAAACCTACATCAGGAACCCATGTAACATAGAATCTTCCGTTTTTGTTTGGTACAAATATAACTCTAGTATCTTTTTGACCGTTTTCCCATTGAAAACTTCCTTGAGTTACTTGTTTAGAGTTTTTAGTATCTTCGTTATAATCTATTTGTTCATATATTTTAGTTAGATTAAATAAAGATTGCTTAGACTCGTCTCTAAATGCGTGCTTAGTTGTACGTGGAAACTGTCTATAAAATTCATTTAATCCGTCTTGATCTTCTTTTAAACCCTCTACTTCATTATTCCAATATTCTATTACACCTTGTTTTATTTTTGTTCCGTGTGGATCTTCTACGTCTTTTTTTGGTGTATTGAATACAGGTAAGCCATAAGAATCAATGTATCCTTCGTAGTTCCATTCCATAGGTATGAACAAAGAATAGAGTCCTGAACGAGTCTGTCCATTGGCGTTTCTTTTTGTAACATCCGAATCATCGTATAGCTTTTTAAAATTTCTACCTCCTTTATCTAAAGCGTTTGATGTTGATCCCATCATACACTTACCAATTACTCTACTACCTAATCTAAGGGTGGTTTTCGTAACACGCCAGTTGTTGAGGATGTTGTTGGGTTTTTCCCATTTCCCGGATTCATCGTGGACGAGGAGTTTAAGCTTCTCCCCATCGTAGGCGTTGTCACCGGTGTTCTTCCAGTCGATGGTGGTGTCCAAACCGGTAATTTCTTGTATTTTTTCGTTGGCTTCAAGCTTTCTACGGGTAAATTTTGAGGCAGGGACTCTGTAGGCGAGCTCGGTCTTTGGCCTGTCCATACCGTCCTGGATCGGCTTGAAAAAGAAGGGATAGTTAACGGAAATAGGTACGACCTTATCTGTGAACATCTTTTTAGCATCGGCACCAGATTTGGACAATATGCCAAACCGTGAATCCGTTGATATTGTAGCAAGGTTGACCGATTCAGCTGAGGACATAAATGAAAATCCGCTTCGACGGTTTTTAAGATAACACATTCCATATGACCTGGTATCGGATTTGCATGCCTCCCAAAATATGTAGAATAATCTATTCGATTCCCTAAAGTCTGGTTGCCCAACGTCAATCTTACTCCACTGCAAGTACATATAGTAAGTGCCAGTAATGTAAGTAGGAATGCCTTTGCTATTGAACCAAAAGCCTTCTTCACGTCTTGTAAATTCTTCATCAATATAGTCATACCATTTTTCTTTAAAATCTAACGGGTATTCTTCCCAGTCAAATACAGATTTAATTTTGTTTAATTCTTTTGGGTATTCAGAATAAGTCCACTTATCATTTTCAAATTCAACTACATTAACTTTTTTAGGTAAAGCTATTTTTAAATTTTGTATTTCGTATATTTCTCCTATCTCACCTGTTTTACTTATAACGACAAGATCATGCTCCTCGTTATAGCCATATTCCCATTTCTTATACCTATTCATTCTGTTTAGAACTTTAGGTTTTACATGGTTTTTCAGTACTTTATATAAAGTTTGCTCGTACATTATTTAGATCTACCTTCTGCAAAACCTCTAAAAGACTTTTCTTCTTTTGCCTCTTTGGGTTTTTCATTTAACAAATCTTCCTCAGCTTCAATGCGATTAAGTATTTCAAAGCAATCAAATATTGCTAGCTTTTTAGTAGCTGCAGCATTCTTAAGTCTATCTGCTGATATGTCGTCATCAGAATCAACAATAGGCTCTTTTGCCACCTTTATTAATTCTTCAACAGCTATTTGACCAGCTAGGATTATACTCTTCTTCGTTTCCTTTGTGTTCATACTTAATTACAATATCATTTGATTTCATACAATATAAACGCTTACCTTCAATTAAAAATTCCCATTCACTATTAGGTGTATAACCTACCAGGTCGCCTGGGTTAATATTAAGCGCTTTTAAGAAGCTATTGCCGTATTTTAATATACCAATAAGGCTTTGCTCTTTTTCCAATGTTAAAGACTCTTTGTCTTTTATCGGTGTTATAAAACATCTGTCATTAAACGAATGCCAACCTGTTTTATTTTTATATAAATATATTTGGTCTGCAGCACAAAAATATAAGTTATCTTTAAACCAGGATCTGCTTTTTTTCTTATTGCCTTTCATGTCGTAAAATGTTCTAAACACATTTTGATGAATGACAATTGTATCACCTATTTTAATCCCTGTGCTAAAAGCCTTGGGTGTTTCTAAAACTCTGGCTAGTCTATTTACAAATTTAAAATCTTCTATACCTGTATTTACAATTAACTGTTTGTCGCCAACTTTAATTTTATTACTGTACTCGTCGCCTAGCGGTTCTACAATAAAGTCGTATATACTTTTCAATACTCCAAGTCATACTCAACGGAGATTGCCATGTTAGAATTGAACTTCTTCCATGGCATAACCTCGTTGTTTTTTTTAATGTGAATATTATAAGAACCATCAGACTCATTTAATAAAATATGCGATATTTCGTGTCCGCCATAAACTTGCTGACCAACCGAGTAATGCATTGCATCATTTTTATAATCAGAACCTATACTGATTTTTCTTATATTATTCTGCATCTTCTTTTTCGATATCAGTATAAGAACCGTCGGTTAAGTCAATATTTATTTGACCGTACTCTTCTTCAAGCTCTTTTTTAGTATCTTCGATTTCTTTAGATAACTCAGTTATTTGACCGTGAACATTTTGTTTTTGAACATCTAGTACCCCTAAAGTTCTTAAGCCTTCAGTTAACTTTCCTTGTTGCTCTTGAAGCAATTTTAATTGCTCTTCGGTTATCATTGCTTTTACCATTTCTTTTACTTTACTCATAATTTGATTTTATTTAATTGTTTATATTAATATAGTTACTTATATATTAGTTATTTACCGGATACTAAGTTAGTTGCTGTTGTAGCGTTAGATAAAACATAATCTGCAACAACAGGGAACCATTCACCTTGCGGCACATTTTTAAATATTATTGCCTGAGCAACTCCAGGTAATCCTTTGCCACTACTTCCTACAGCGCCTGCGGGTATTATTTGAAGATCTGCTCCAACGCTCGTACCTACATATATAACGGCTCCTTGTAAAGATGCCGCAGCTGTTATTGCATTTGCAGCAACAGGCGTAACCGTCGCTATGTCATTTGTTATAAAGTCAGGTTGATTTGCGTATTGTCCCATTTTTTATTTATTACTTATTGATTTATACTTTTCAAAACCGCGTGAGCCAAAGTATGCTACATATACGGTTGTTAATAATTGCTTTAATAATTCTATCCATTCCTGCTCTACAGTAAAAGATATTTCGTGATGACTATCAACCCATATAAAAGCTATAGCCATAAACGATAAGAATATAAGCGCCATAGGGCGCGTATTTTTACTAAGCCACGAATCGGATGTCATATCTGCTTCCCAGCGTTTTGTTATTTGGTCTTCAGCCGTAGCGGCCGCTTTTTCAACTATAACTTGAATTTCTTTTTTAATCTGAAGTTTTTCTTCGTCTGTAGTTGTAAGCTTGTCAATAACGTCACCAACATCTTTGATAACGTTACCGCTTAGCCATTCCCAAATTTTTTTCATTATTTTTTATTAAAGCCTAAAGTTATCTTTTATCGCTGTAATAAGCCCTTTCTTTTTAATATCGGCTGTAAATTGATTATCTATACTTTGTTGATAGTTTTTAGCTCTTAAAGCTTGCTCATTAGAGCGCTTACTACCCTCTGAAAAAGAGTTAATCGCACGACTAAGCATTGTGCCGTCTTTGTTTTCATCTCCTTTTATAGTGTCTCCACCAAAAATACCAGATGTATTTTTTTTTGGAGATTTTTTCTTTTCTGTTGGATCGGTAAATTTAGTAGGAGATCCCGTCATTAAAGTTGCGGCATCTACGCCTCTACCTGTTTTAGGCATATTCATTCTGCCTGGTGCTTGTGTGTAAGCCATAATTTTAAGTTTTATTAATTTATTTGTTTTTTATTATTTTACTTTTTTATAAGCTTCAGCTTCCCAAGGCAAATTTTTTGCCCCTTCTTTCATATCAGCTCTTGAATATTTTTTACCTTTCCAGTAAACAAAATTATCGTCGTAATCTAAATCACCACGTTTCATTTGGTCTATATGAACCATTTCATGATTAATTACATCCTGACATTGGGAAGGATCTAAGTTTTTGTTTAATATTATAGTACCATTATTGTTAGCTTTGCCCATAACCCCGTCTTCCATATCTACATTGTAAATAGGAGTATTGTCTATTTTATACGGAGGGTTACTAAGTTTAAAAGCCATAGGTTATTTTTTGTAAGGAAACATTTTATTTAATGCTCCTTTTCTGGCTTCACAACCGCAAGGGAGGTTTAATCCCTTGCTCATTGTGTCAACCATTGTTTTGATTCCAGTAGCTTTAGTAAACTTCTCTATGCTGTCTCCTAAGCCTTGTGATCTCATAATTACGCTACTACTATATCAGTAATTTTTACGCCTGTACTGTTTTGTACAATTGCTAAAGGCCCTCCTGGGTTAGCAGTAACAGCTGAAATAAATTGATCAGCCCACTCTTTACCTTTTGCAGTAACTGTAAATAAATAACTTTTGCCTCCAGCAAAGACTACAAAGTTGTTAGCTGAAGCGTCTCCGTTTACTATTCCTTGATAAACAGAATCAACGCCTCCGATTATTACGTCTGAAAGTTGATTAGCAACGTTAATGTCCGCTGCTTTAATTTTAATGTAATTTGCCATTTTGTTTTTGTTTTTGTTAATGTTAATGTTAATGTTAATGTTAATGTTTATGTTTTGGCTGAGGTTTGTACAGTCCTCTCTGTTTTAATGTTTTTTTTCGTCGTATTTTAAATCGCCAGCTAATTTTGAAATGTGTTTTTCATCAGCCGTCATATTTTCATCGCTATGACCGTGTTTGTTATCGTATTTCACATCTTGTTTAAGATAATCCATATGCGCTTCGTCATCTCGTTTTGTAGCTCCCATATTAGAATCTGTAACTTTTGACCATTTTGCGTTTCCGCTATATTCTCCGTAATGTCCTTTATGCATAATTT